CTGTTGGTCTCTCTCCACTGTATTGTCAACGGGGCCATGGGACTCCTGTTTCCACCTACTTTACCAGGCAAAAGACCCATGTTGTTGTTTATAGCTACATCTCTAACTTCATATTGCTCACCCGGTAGTACGACTCCCTGTGATAATATACAACCATGTTGCCCACCAGTTCTCATGTATGTCTCCTGTGTTATTTCACGCTTTGACTGATCTATATCCCAACCAGGTGAATATGATGCCGGTAGATCTGTACCTCCAGAATGCTGACCTGTGTCACCATTCTCGTATTGTTGTAGGTTATATGTGTTTATGTACCGGGGGATTGGGTGAGATTGGATAAATTTTGTTCCCGAAGAACCAACAGATGCTTCAATATTAACAAGCCATAAAAACCGGTTAGGTATAGCGAATTCCCACTTACCCATATGTTGTAAAAAGTTTTCAGTATGGCTAAACGGATAATTAAACGGGAAAATATCCGTCCCTAACAATCCATCGATTTTTTCACCGACTCTACGTATATCGTCTAACATCTGTATTATTATTTATATCAACACAAAAAAAGCCGCACTACAGTACGGCTTCTTTGTTCACATATGTGAAATTCTTAGCGTCTCTTAGAGTGTTTGATACTTCTCGCTTCGAACGTATTGGTAACCTAGTGATACTTCAAATTCAACTGGAGCACCTGTACCGGAAGGATCATATGATACATCCCCTACACTCGTTGGAAAAGCACCAACCAATGTGAATTGGCTGACACGATTCAACTGCGTATCTAGTTGTACTAAATCCACAATAGATGTTTCTTTAGCAATGAAATAGTTACCTGTACTTGTCGCATCGTCAAATGTATCACGTGTCCAGTTTAATAGTAATGTTCTTAAACTATCAACACGATCACTATAGAAACTCAAGGTATACTCACCTGTATAGGTTGCACCACCCGGTACTCTAAAGTTAAGACCCATGTATGGTATTTCTGACACATTGATTGTCCTGCCAGGTATACTTCCTCCTTTAGCGTACACTAGATCATCTTCGGTTATTGCGAAGGATCCGTCAGCGCTCTGAACGTTTAGTACTCTGAACTGGAAATCACGGCTGAAATCCCTTTCTTGTGCGACTCTGTAGAAGTCTGATATTGTTTGTCTTACGTCTGGCATAAATTTTTTCTCCTTTTAATTACTTATTGTTAGGATACCAATTCGCTGAAGTCTTGCCCGGTTCTAGTTGCGTAGAAGTTCACCAAGATGAATTCTGCAGCACGAGTAGGTTTGATATAGATATCAACTACAAGTTCGTTACGGTCAATAACATCAGGTGAGTTGTTCCGGTCGTCACATACGAGTAAGTAGTCGTACATTCCTTGGGTATTTTTCACCTCTTCGAATATGGGTCTCAAAACGTTTAATACTTGTGTTCTTGTGAACAATGTGTTTGGTTCGAATACGAAGTATTTCACAGTGTTCATAACTGCTTTTTGTAAGTATAAGAACAAACGGCGTACATTAATTCTATCAAACGCACTAGGTTTGGCTTGCATGGTCTTCTGACCAAAGATCGCAAATCCTTCATTCGGGAAGTTTGCTATCGGATTCAAACCAATTTTGTATAATTGATCACGTTCTTTTTGTTTTGGATAAAATGCTAAGTCTTGTAGACCACTCAACAAGCCTCTTGTGAAACCAGCTGGAGCAATCCATGGATAGAAATTACTATCTGTATTACCCATCGCTGCAGCAGCAAATCCACTCATTGGTACCCAAACTCCACGATTTAACGCTTTATCGTTTGTAAAGCCCCAGTTCGCGTATGTTGTACAGTAACTACTGTTTTTAGTACCACCGGTCATCATGTGGCGTAACGGCCAATAGATGTGTTGTGAAAAGTTAACTCCTGCCTCACGTTGTTTACTTGTTAATGTTTTGCTGTTTCTACCTTGTACGAAAATGTAACGTAACGGGTCAGCAATGAAGATGTTGTCTTTACGTGCAAATTGACTGAAACTTTTGAACGTATCAAAAATTGTGTCATAATTTGTCAGGTATCGAATTTCACTACGATTGTCAATAACTTTAGTTTGATATAAACCATTACCACTAAGTCCGGTGCTGCTTACAACATGGTCACCGATTGGGAAATGCTCTTCATCATCAAAGTGCTCGATCATTCCACCATCTGTACCGACATATATTGTTCCTAACCCACCTTCAACTGTGATATCAATTGGGAAAAGATCGAAATTGTCAGCTAATTCGAATATACGATCCAATTTAGCAGGTATATTACCAGTTTCACGAGCTTCAGCCATTTGCTTACGATAAACACCGTGTGGATACACATTGTTACCGTGTTTTATTTGCGCATCACCTTTGCGTTGTAGTTCTTGCCAGGATTTAATATATAAACGATCTTCTTTGAGTTCCTGACCGTTCATGAAACCTTGCTCGACTTTGAAATCTGTTACTTCCTTAGCGAATACAGGTGTGTCACCATCTTCTATAATCTCATCATAATAACGTACATCTTTTGCTGTTAAAACACGTACTTTACGTGTTGGGTAACCAGATTCATCAAGCCAATTACCGGCTGATTTAGATATACCTTCATTCATCTTGAGATACAAGTTGTTGCTGTTCTCTGCTTCACTCTCAATGAAGTATGATACAGCTGTACCACCTGTTGATAAGAATTTTTCCCGGAAATAGTTACTACTACCAATAACACTATCAGCAACAAGAAAGTCTAGCTTAGTTGCGTCTGGCTCAAGTGTTGATTGTCGTACTTTGAATACAGCAACTGTAAGAACATCAGAAAATTCATCTGTGTTTAGGTCAAACTCACTCAAATTCTCAAGTGTCTCACTCATGCTACCATCAAGACCAATTTGCATCTTGTTACCATATTGATCAAATGCTGATCCAGCACTCAAAGAGAATGTCAAACGGCTTTTTGTACCATCATTTTCATCCGGTACGTTAACATATCCGCCCATTGTACCACCGAGACGTTTGCTCAATGATTTAAGCTTTCCAACACTATCAAAATCACTAGCTGGGTTCAGATTCGTGTTGTCAGATACACCGATGTAATACCCTTCGAATTTTTCGTTAACAACAAACTTTTTGTCATTGACGATCATCATCCCAGCACCACCTTTGGTTAACAGGTCGTTGAATTCGTTAAATTTTTGGTTTTCGTACTTACCAGCTCCGGTTTCTTTCAACTTCACTTGACCTTTGATCACCTTTTGGAAGGTGTCATTGTCCAGCTCAATGTTGCTAGGTTCTCCGAGGTAGTATCTCTCACTAGAAGCAAGATCCCAACCTAGCGAATTAACCGCAGATGATACCACGTTGGCAACTTCTGGTATTTCGTAACCCTTAAGAGCCGGGATACTGCCTGGGTCTCCGGGGTTTTCTTCCTTCCAAAACAAATCGTTTTGTGAATATCCACTCAATGTTGTATGTGCAGCAAGTACACTATCAACAGCATCTTTAAGTGTTGTTACACTATATTCATCTCCAGGTGATGTTTCGCTGAATATCCATTCACCGTATGGTACAACTTTTGTGCTCAAACCAGCGTCTATACCTCCACTGAACTGTGCATATCGCTCATTTTCGCCTGTTGATTGTGATACTGCATCAGATGCTACAATTTCATCAGTACCACCAGTAAGTTCAAACGACCAATTGGCATTAGGTATCTGTGCAGCTCCTCCACCGGTCACATTAACACCGACACTTTGTCCAATTTCAGCGATTGTGGCTGTACCATCACCTTGTAAGAGTATTGCTACACCTAACAAGCCAGCTTCTTGTGCTGTAACAGTAACGAGTTCCGATGACATGTCATTTACCAATGTAAATTGTATCTCTTCACTAGCAGCAGTTGCTGGTACTGTAACTTCACCACCTGTAGCGTCTAATTGGCTAAATAACGCCAATTGATTAGCGATTTGTGCGCCATCAACGCGTTCGGCTGCAAAATTAACCGTAAAAATTCCGGTTTGATCATCAAATTCTTGGCTATCACTACCTACATTAACGTTAATTTTTACAGAAAACTCATTTCCAAATGCACCAGTTTCTGTAGTGCTTAGTTGTATTGTGTTTTGTGCGTTGGATGCAGTTGCAGATGTTGCAAGGGCATAATCTCCTCCCTCATCAACAACCCGTAAGTCTGTTGGGTACCAAGCGACCAATCGTGTGTCTTTCTCGATACTATTAGTTTCACTGTTAGCTCCATCAACCAAAATTGGTCGTGGTATTACCGGGAAGACTTGTACACTGTATTTGTCAGCAACTGTGGCTCCAGCCCCGGTACCATATGGTAGCCTAGATACTAGTATGTTCGCTGGGCTTTGAAACACAGCTTTTACCGTATGGTACATGTACCTTTCGGCGGCGTTACTGGGTAATCCATAGATCTGCTCAAATTCACTCAAGCTACTCACTGTGAGTAACTCATCAGTTGGTCCTTGATTAGCGAAACCAGGTATAAATACTGTGGTTCCAACAGGTAATTGTGGACGTAAAGAAAGATCTACTTCTTTAATCTCGACTCCGGGGGATTGTATTGTTCTTGCCATAATTGTTGCCTTCTGAAAATATTTATCTATCTCCGGTTACAGTTCCGGTAATTCTTACAACAAAGTTGGGGTGAGCTTAGAAAAAGAGAACTCGAAGGTTGTTTCAATTTCTTCTGTTGTTCGGTAATTGTAGTCAATATTACCTACACTCACTGGTACAACACCAAAATAATCGAACTTCGCAATTTCTTTATTATACTCATCCAGTGCGTACATTGTAGCAGCACCTTGGTATTGCTTGAAAATTGATGTGGCTGTTGTTATAACTTCATCTTTGTGGAATATTGCGTCACGATCATCGTTCAATATGTCCAGCCACTTCCATATGACCCAGTAGTTATTAAACCTATTATCAATGGTGAAGTTTACAGTTACGTTTGGATACGCCGGTCTGCTATGTGTACTGAACTTGACACTCTGACCACTAAATCGTATATCTCCACTATCAACTCTAACTTCCGGCAATACTGCACCATAAACACTGAATTGTAGTGTATCGGGTACAATTGTGTCTGTACTTCGGTTTTCTGTACTAGAGTATGAAATTTCTTTCATCGCTTCCGGGAGGGTCAGGACGAATAGAAATTTATCTTTACGACTCTTATTTAAAACTGATTGTTGTATTATATCGCTCATAAAAACTGCCACCCCTGTGATTCTAGATCAAGTACTTCTTTTTCCTGAAACGTCGTTTCTGCGGTTCCATCCATTGTCTCACTATCTATATATATGGGCAAGGTACTATAGCTCTCTGTCAACCTCTCATCACCGTAGAGCGACAAGGTCCCACTGAAGCTTCTCTCACCATAGTCTGTACGCTCAATGATCGCCGGTTTGTTGTGTTTATCAAATTCGACTATATCAAAAAATTGTTCAGTTATTGAAGTCTCGAGTATCATTAACGCCCAAATTAGACTCATAACTCGGTCATCATGGATATTTGTTCCCTGTACTGCTTTCCATGTACCGTTTGGGTACCGTACAAATGTTTTCAATTCGTCTAATGTACTTTGATCGTGTAGAATCACTGAATAAACCTCACTCAACCAGTATTTCATGTTTACGACTCCTTTGTACTTCGTGTTTGTGTGTGCTATAACACCGGGGCGGTCAAATGGCTGGTTTTTATTTGGTGTGTAGTTCACTAGATTATCATAACCATGCACATTCTTCAGTGTGTCGACGATTTGGGCTCCACAATTGTTTCTCTCAATTAAAGCTGGTGGATTACCCCACTGTTGTAGTATCTCGAGGAGTTTTGTTGTGAAATTGTATGGACTTATCGTGTTGTTGTGATATACTGCGACTTGTTCGATCTCTGTCAAATCAGTAATATCTAACACTTGTGCGACACTAGCAGCTTCACCTACACCCTCTGATACATCAACTCCTATTGCATATACCTTCTCTGGATCTGGTAATGACCACACCCGGTAATGACCATCCTCAAACAAGTGATCTGCTTTACGTAGCGTTAATGAGCATTTTCTCATGAGTTCTTCATCTAAAACACTCTCACCCGTTTCGATGAACTGACATCCAAATTCTTGGTCAAATATGTCTGTACTACCTAACGATTGTATAGTTTCTCGTTTCCATTTTTCGTCACGCCCTGGTATTTCCCACCAATCTATTCGGCTAGCGCACCAATTATTTTTACCACGAACAGCATTGCTATATATATCATGAAACAGATTACCGGTCCCGTTAGGTGTACTTGCTATAAAAATTTTACTTTTCTTACTAGACGAGATGATAGGGTATACTGATTTCCAAAAACTCTCAACCAAGTGGTTATCAATAAACGCCAACTCATCCAACACAAGACAGTTACAACTATCACCTCGACCAGCGTCGCTACTTGTAGTGCTGATACCTATACTACTACCATTTGTTAGCGTCATGCTAGTTTTTCCATACTCAACGACTCCAGGTTTTAGCCAATTTGGTAATTGTTCGTACGCCAACCGGATTCTTTTGAATATGTTTATTGCTGTTTGTTCTTTATTGGCTACTACTAATATTCTCTGATCCTCTAAAAAGCACGCGACCCACAAGGTATAGATCGTCATCATAGTCGTTTTTCCTACTTGTCGAGATGCTAGCACTATGTTAAATCGGTTATCTCTCAACGCTCTCAAAACTTTCTTCTGACACTTAAATAATGTTATCTTCTCACGACCACGATCCAAATTAACAATTGTAAAGAAGTTCTCTGCGAAATATAATAGATTCTTACCACATTTCTTAAGATCTGCGACCATCTTAGGAGTCCACTCGAACTCCGCCTTACTTGTAGGTAAGTTTTTATTACCCATATAGACATTCTTGTCAGAACCGTTAAAGTTTGCTTGAGGTTGATATTCTGTAGCCATAAAACATAAGTATTTATGTGAACGAATCAAGAGACACAAGAGATATCGAGCAGGCATATGGTCTGATTATAGAAAATGAAGACAATAAGGTGTGGAAGTCTGGAAGTTGCCCGGAGGCGCTTGGAGATTCTCCTCTAGCCCATGACCTGAAACCGGAAACAAATAACGCAGAGGGCGCTGATGAAAATATAGTCAAGCCTGAGAGTTCTGATAAGGATAATGATTATTATGTGAAGAAAATCAGCGAACGGTTGAAAGAAAACGCGAAAAAACACGGGAAAAGTGTCGGAGAGGAGATAAATACTTCTAGAATTATGAGCGACCAATCTAAAAATATCTTTGATAAATTATACTCAACGATCATGGAAGGAGACGATCCTTTCGCCGATCTCGATGGCATGGGCGATGAAGGCCTTGGTGACGAGATGGGTAGTGATGAAGAACTAAGTCTCGGTGAAGACGAAGTTACATTAAGCCTACCACGTGATCTAGCAGAAAAATTACACGACGCTCTCATGAGCCAGCTCGGCGGTGAAGGTGAAGAAGAAGGTGGAGAAGAAGAATTGGGAGACGACTTTGGAGACGAGAACGATGAAATGCTCGGTGACTCAGTTGTAAGTGAACCAGATCCAAAACCATTAGGTGGACATGGTGACCGGTCACATCCTGACGCTGGCAACACTGGTAGTAATAAGGTAAAAAGCACCAAAACAGGAAGCCCAACCGGTGGATCAGCTGATGGTGGTACAGTCAAAGAAGACCCAGACCCAAAACCATTAGGTGGACATGGTGATCGCTCACACCCTAACGCTGGAAACAATGGTAGCTGGAAGGTCAACAACCCGAAAAGCAAAGCTATTGGAGACTAATTAACAATTTAACCCCCAAATCACAAAAAAGAGCCGTTCATTAGAACGGCTTTTTTTATAAATACTTATATGACTTTATTTGAGCGGCGTTTTACCAAGCTCCTGGAGTTCCAGGACTTCCAGCAGCAGAAGAATGATGCAGCTAAAAGCCCATGGCATCGTAAGGATGCTAGAGGTGGAGATGCTAAGAAACAAAATCAGGTTGCTGATAGATACAAGGGTAGATATACCGGGGATGGGAAATTCACATATAGTGGTGAACTTAACAACAAGATAGAGGCAATAAGAAGTGGGAAGAGTGACATACAGATACTATCCGATATCGATGTAAAGCATATACTCAAAAACTACCCCATAGAAGAACTTCCTAGAGACAAGCCAAAAAGTTTGAGCAACACGGGTATGGTTGTAAATTGGGATCCAATTAAGGGCTCATATATTTTAACAAAACATGGCAGAGATTGACGATATATTTAAATATAATAACGGGCTTAGGTTTTTAGATAAACAAGTCAATTGTAATGAGCGTGATAACTACAAGGGTTGGTGGTTGGAGCAAATTTACCAATATGGTACAGTTATTGACTATTATAGAAACAATACTACACTAGATTCAGTTGACCCATTATATGGAGAAGAGCCTACACAGGTTTTCAGTGAACCAGAGAAGATGGTATTTGCAATTACACTTAATGAAAATTCTGTTGTTTTACAAAAATTTGGTTTGGTTGCTGATGATGAATTAACTGGTTTTATACCGATAGAAAGTTATACAAGAAGCATGAGCTCAGATGCGAATCCCTATCCAGAGCCAAAATCTGGAGATATTATAGAATTAACCGAGTTTGGTGACTCTAGACCCGGTAATAGAGGAGCGAAGAAATTTGAGATTACAGAAAGATTGGATCAAGACGTACAGCAATTGAACCCATTACTAGGTCATTACGTCTGGCTAATAAAGGGCAAGCGTTACGATTATAGCTACGAACAAGGAATTGAAGCAGAGGTCGGATTGGAGCAACCAACCGATGATACGTACCATGGTGGGTTAAGTGGTGACGCGCAATTAGAAGATGATCAGTATTACTTTGAAGACGTAGATAGAGCTAGCCGAAATATTTTTGATTACAGTGTATATGGTGATTATGATGACATATATGGTGGATATGACGACTAGTCGGTCATCTCTCTATACGCTGTATCATAATCCGGTAATTCCTCACTTCTCACCTCAGATATAAACTTTTCTGCAGATGCGACACTATCGAACTG